TAGCAAAGGTCTTTGATAAGGGCGTTAGAGAGATTGAAAAGTTTAGAATGTTTAATAGCGTAGTAGATATTACTCAAGCGTTAGAACTAGGAGAAGACCCAGAATGTAATTTAGAACATGGGGTCTTTGTATCCCCTATGTTAGCCAAGGCCCGAAAGGGTGCAGAGAAACCAGCAGCGTTTATCATTGACGTTAAGTATGATGGTAACCGCTATCAAATTCATAAGCATGGTAACAACGTTATTGTATTTAATAGAAAGGGTAAGATTGTTACAGACCAATTCCCAGATGTTAAGGATATAGTATCTGAGTTTGAAGGAAACATGATATTGGACACAGAAATATATCCTATCAAAAGAGATGGTTCTCCTGCTGAACACAAGTTGATGGCAAAGAGAGTGCATAAGAAAGACAAGGCAAAAGCAGTAGAGGAATGTCCTGTTCATTTAGCAGTATTCGATATACTATCTTATAATGGTGAAACCTTCTTAGAAGAGAAGTTTTCTGATAGAAGACTTTTGTTGGAAGATAAAGTACCTGAAGATTACCATGCTACTACGTTACCCGAAAACATTAAGGCGGCGTATAACCTCGCTATTGATTGGGGCTATGAAGGTATTATGATTAAGGATGCTACCATGTCTTATCAAGCAGGTAAGAGAAGCAAAGGATGGTTAAAGTATAAACCTCCTCTAATCGAACTAGATGTAGTCATTACATCTGCTGAGTATGGTGAAGGAAAAAGAAGTAGTGTGTTTGGAACATATGGTATATCTGTAAAGGATGGTTCAGACTATGTATCTGTTGGTAAGGTTGGAACAGGCTTTTCTGATTTAGACCTAGACTTCTTAACTACTGAGTTAAGAAAGAATGTTGACCACTTTGAAGGAGATACCTATCATTTCTTACCTAGAGTAGTATTGACAGTAAGAAGCGACTTGGTATCAATGGACGCTAAAGGAAACCTCGGACTGAGATTCCCAAGATGCGTATCCATCAGACATGACAAGTATGCTTCTGATGCCGATACGCTGACAAGACTACAGGAGATGGCTTAAAATGATAGCAGAAGGTGATATAACGCTAATAGACAATTTGCCCTATAATTGTATAAAAATTGAGGGTGGAGTGGCATTTTTGAAGATGGTTGGCGAAGAGAAGCGGGGTCGTTTCCGAAAGATGGATGCAAAAATGGTTCCCTATCTGGACGAGAATAAAAACTTAATCGTTCCAAAGGCAAAACCATTCTCAAGAAGACGAATGCTTCGATTTGATTACATGAAGGTCATTAAGGAGAATGTTGATATGGGTGTATCCCATGATTTACCTTATTGGGTTGCCGAGTGGTTAGAAGAACTTATAGTTCAATTGTCTCATAAGGCGGAACAGAACGCAATTGATAGTAAGTCAAGAACAATCAATGCAGGTCATTGGTATTGGTTTGAAGTAGGGCCAACAGAAGGTTTAGGTCATTGGCCCCAACACGTTGAGTATGCTAAGGATTACAAAGAATACTTACGAGATGAACAAAACAAAGTAGAAGAGGAATAAAGAATGTTTAGTAAAGGACAATTAGAAGGAATATTGTTATCCTTGACAAAACCAGAAGTGCATATGTCAAGGTCTGATGATACATCTATTGGATATAGAGTAAGAGTCAGAATAAACTTTAGGGGGAGTGAACCTTTTTTACTTGCCTTAGGAGATACCTTTAATAAAAGAGGTATTAAGTATACGTTTAAAGAAAAGGAACATAAAAGCAGACCGCGACCAATATTAACTGTTGGTGGTTTAGTAAATATTTGGAAACTATGTCAATTGGTTCCAGATGATTTACCAGATTCAAAAAATATGTGGTCTGATTTTAAAGAGATAATTAGATTGATAGACAATGGAGAACATTTAACGTTAGAAGGGTTTGAAAAGATTCTTAAACTTAAAGGTGAAATCTAATGTTTAACAAACAAGATGTTACTAAGTTGGTAATGTTTTCAGAAGACACGCTTAGACGTGGATGTAGAGAATGTAACTATGACCAACTAGCATTTACGGCAGGAATAAGTGTAGAACCTAGAACAAGGGTTTACTTCTTAGATATTGATTGCCCTAAATGTGGAACATCTTACAAAGAGATTATGAATATGGAAGAGATTGAATGATTGGTATAGAAATAAAAAGACCGATAATAATTGTAGGTAAAGAAGGAACGCCTAAAGACCAAAAGGCAATGGAGTTTCTTAGTAATGACCCTATAATTAAATATGCAAATGAATATGATATTACTGAAAATAACAGTATTCCCATTAATAGAGGCATCTTGATTAAGGATGTTACTTACAAGCCTCAACTTGATTTGATTATTGATACGTTAGATAATTATAGAGGACAGGTTGTAATAACATCCCTTAATCAAAAGGATGTTCCTAAGAAACTTTTTAACAAGTGTAAGTTAAAAAGAGCAACAAAGAATGTAATGCGAGAAGAGTTAAGTCGCATTGCCCCAAATTCAGATGACCCCGGAATTGATAGCCAAAATATCTTTTCCCTCATCCATTTCTATTTAAGAGAAAAGGATAGAGAAAAGGTAGTTGCTGAATTAAAATGGAGTAAGCCTTTTGATGAACAGTTTATTTCTTGGGTTGCAAGTAATATAAGCCCTCATAAGTTGGCATATATTGACGCAAAGGTTAAGAGAAGATGGTCGCAAGATTACTTCTATGAATTACTTGGTTATGCCCACACCGGAGAGGTAATAGGTAAAGCAAAGTTTCCTAGTAAGAAACCTAAAAACCATAAAGGCCCAATATGTAGAAAGTTAAAACTAAAAACTAGTCAGTTTTATTTATTAGAACAACTGGTTAAAGACAAAGACTTTGCACGCTATGCTTCTAAACAACTAAACAATGTTGAAAGAAGAGTGCTTAGACTACCTGAACCTACAAAGAGAAAGAAGGTATTAACTCAAAAGATAATCACATTAGGTGATTTTTAATGGCAGGAAAAAATAAACATTATTATAGAAAGAAAGCAGCCAAAGAGTTTGGCTTAAGAACCAAGACTCAATTTCATATAACTGAGATAGTCGAGTTTTGTAATAAATATAAGAACCAAAGAGGAACACAACATCTAAGAACGCAGACTAATGCTCAACAGATGGGAAATCTTTTGAAAGGAAGTAAAGATTTTGAGTGCATTACTCCGGGGATTTGGGAATATATAGGAGATGAAGAAGAGTGACTATATGGTTTGCTGGAGACAAAACCCAACATAAAGTAGAAACTTGTGTTGTGTGTAAACACACTAATAGATATATATTTGGAATAAGAGAATATGTTAGCGTAGATGGGGGTTCGGTTTGTATTCCTTGTATCAATGTATTTGTTAATGATTACATTGTTATGGTAAACCCTTGGGACAAATCAAAATGGAAAAAGGAGGAAGAAGAATGAGAGATGAAAGACACAACTTTGTTGTAGAAAAACTTAAAGAAATGTTAATAGAAATGAAAGAATCATATGAAAATAGAGAATTGATTCGTCAAGATATTATAAGACAGTATAGAGAATTAGAACAATTGGTAAAATATTTACCAGAAGATTTTGCGGGAAAAGATTGGATGGAACAGAATCTTGTAAAACAAGAAGCCTTACTTGACGAGATGGAAGAGGTATCAAAATCAAATAGAAAGTATATTGAGCAATGTGAGAAATCTAGTGCTTCAATTACATATGCTATTGACTTACACGCACAAGATGTTTTAAGCGATGAAGAGTTGCAAGACACAATACGAATGGAAGCCGAAATAATTGAGGCTCATAATCCAGTATTCTTTGGAGTAGATTAATATGTTATGGACAGAAAAATATAGACCTCATCATTTGGATGAGATAATAGGACAAGATAAGTTTGTTGATGATGCTTTATCTTGGGAAAATGGTATGCCAAATGTATTGCTTTATGGTGTGGCAGGTGTAGGTAAAACTGCCGCAGCAGGAGCATTGGCAAATCATATATTAGATGGTAACAAAGATGGTAATTTCTTTGAGATAAATGCCTCTGATGATAGAAGACTAGAAGTGGTTAGAACCACGATTAAAGAAATCGCCACGGCGATGAAGGTGGGTGATGTGCCCCATAAGATTGTTTTGTTAGATGAAATGGATGGTATGACACCGGATGCTCAAAACGCATTGAAGCGCATAATGGAAAGATATAGTCATAATATTAGATTTGTTATTACTTGTAATAATAGACATAAAATCATTACACCTTTACAATCAAGATGTGCAAACTATCTATTTGTAAAGATAAGTAATGAGGACATAAAGATTGTATTGCAAAGAATCATAGATAAAGAGAACATAACTACCATTAGCGAAGGTGATTTAGAAACGTTTATATCTGCCATCGGGGGTGACTTGCGTAGGGCAATCACGGAGTTACAGGCTTCGGTTGCCAGCAATACGCCCTTAACAATACAAATAACAAGAATGATGGAACCTTATGATGATTTGTTGAACCTCATTCTTGATAAGAAATACGAATTAGCACTATCAAAAATGACAGAACTGTTAGCCTTATCGGTAGATATGAAAACCATTTGTATTCATTTACATGATAGCATAACTATAGGAAGAGGTAAAGATTTGGGGCCATTAGTTAAATTCAAACTATTAAGAGTTGTAGGCGAAACTGAGTGGAGAAGTAGTAATATGACACCGAAGTTATTAGCCGGATGGATGATAGGTCAGATGATATAATGGATGGAGTAGTAGTTGTTGTATTATTATTCTTTCTATGGAGAGCGTTGTTTGGGGGGCAACATCATTGACTAGTTCTGAAGCAATGGCCGTAGGATGTGTTGGCGTAATATGTTATGGTTATGCAACACTACAATTTCTACGGTTTATACATAAGGGGAAATAAATGTGGCTAAGAGTATATTAGACTTAAATGATGATGGGAAGATTGATATGGAAGACATAAAACATCTTCTATTGAGATATGAAATAATCCTTGTTGGAGGATTATTATTGATTGTATTGCCCGTATTAAACGCTATGGGTTTTATTACAGTAAGTAGTGATACTTTCTGGGTATTAGCAGGTGTTGTAATTACAGCAGAAGCACTACTAGAAATATACTACGAAAAACAAAAATTGAAGAATAAGCAATTTATAAGTGAGGATGAGGAAAGATGAGACAGACAAGTTTGACAGAATTTGGATTAAAGGTAGGCATTAGACAAACAGTAATAACGGAGTTTGTTGAATGACATGGGAAGAATATAGAAAAAGAGTTATTGAATATAAGAAGAACAGAAAATATTGGAAGTGAAAAAAATGGATGAATATATACAAAAGGAAATAGCCAAGGCTGCTGAAGTCTTGGAAATGGAAGTATCAGAAGTAGAAGCAAAGTGGCTGGATATTTGTGATAAAAATAATATAACTGCTGATGAAAGCAAGTTAGGACTAAGCCTGTTTAGACAATGGTTTAGTGGAATGAACGCTCTTAAGGAGCAAGACGTAGCACCTGCGGCTACGGGTGGTGGAGGAGGAAACGACTTCATTAAGGAAGCCTATGGTTTCTTTATCTCTGCTGAAGCAGCAAGAGATATGGGTAAGTGGCAAAATGACCGTGTAAAGGGTGAATATGATGCTGCACCACAGGCAACCTATGAGGCAGGAAAGGTCGCAATTGTAACGCAAGTGCAAGATGGCTTTGAAGCAAAGCGAATGGATGCAGAAGAGGGTGAAAAGATTGGTATCCTAAAGGAACTACCAGAAAACAATTTTGGTGTTGATTTGGATACTTGGATTGTTCCCCTACATGACCGCCATGCTTGGGCTAATGGTGACAAGAACCCAATGTATGGAAAGCCCTTGCCTCATGCACAATGGATGATGGCAGGAGTCTTTGTTGGAGAAGTAGCCGGAGAAACAGGAACATACTTCTTTTCATACAAGGGAGATGCTTGTAAGGAGTTTACTCCTGAAACGTTTAAGTTAGTAACTGTTCCTTGCATTAAGGACAGAAACTATGGAAACAGAATCTATGGATTCAAGCGCGGAACACTAGAGGGTCTTAAGTATGAAGAAGATACTGATAAGCAACCTTCTATTACTGATATGCAAAACTATGTAATGGAACACGCATCGGGTAACTATAGTGCATTGTTGAATCTAAACAGATACCACACGCAAATGCAATCTTCTGGTAAGAGAAGCCCAGAGCGATTTGTTATTACTGATGGTTCTGTATCTAGTATCAACATGACACCTAATTCATTCGGAACACGCCGAATGACTGTAACTGATATTAATGCTGACTTCGATTATGAAGGCGGTTCTTGGGCTGGAACAACTTGTTGGGTTCCTGAGCATTTGGGCATTGATTTCGGTATCGGTTCTAGCGTGGTTGTTGTGGGTAGAACCTCACAACGCAAGAATGATGACGGCTCTTGGGGAGATGTATCGCTTAACGTTAGCGGCATTCTTTGCACCGAGAACCGTGGAGTAGCCGTTGAGCCATTTGAGGCTCAAGAAGAAGACCTTGACTGGTTTTAGAGTTATATATCCTATCGGTGGTAGTGACCGACAGGTGGGTGCGAAGCCCACAAAAGAGGAATAACTATGTTTAAAATAGAAAACGGTGTAATTCACGGTATTAGTTTTGCAGTTAAATTATCAACTGTAGAATTTCTAACGTGGAGAATGAATGAAGATACTTTTATGTATTGGCTTAAGTTCCATCTACCGTCTGCTAAGGAAATTAGAATCCAAGTAGAAGAAGATGACTTAAGAGATATAATTAATGAATGGGGAAATGGAAATATAAATTTGGAATTGGTGTATGAAAATGGATTGGACGACTGAGAAAAAAGGTAGCGCAGTAACTGAAGAAAATTTAGAAACTGCTGATAAGATTAAGAATGAGATTGATAAGGTCAATTTCGGTAAGGAACAAGAAGAATGGAATAAGCAATATGCTAAGGCTTTCTTGAAGAAGAGAACCGAAAAGAGCAGAATTTGCTGTGGTCTTTGGGGTGACCCAAAGAGAGGTAAAACAGGAGTAGCCTTAGATTTTCCTGATAGACCAATCTTTGTATTAGATTGGGATAGAGGAGTTGAATCTATTTGGCGAGAGCATCATGGTGCAGATGAAAGAATAAAGGTATTCTGTCCTATTGTCAAAGATAAGGATAATATTATTGATATTAATAAGTCTGAAAAGAACTCACTTATGTTCATAAACATGGCTAGAGTTTTCATGCAGGAGAATCCTGATGAAAAACCTGTGTTTGTGTTTGATGGTGTAGATACGTTTCATAATGCGGCTCTGTTAAAAGTCAACCCTAATCCGTTAGTCGTCACGCAGTTAATGCCGTGGCAATACGGTGAAAGAAACAAAACCTTTAACTTCATGTTAGAGGCTGTGTATTCTTTGCCTTGCGATGTAATCTATATTACTCACAAGAAGGAACGTTATCTCAACAACGCGGTTGTTGGGTATGACCCAGTTTGGAAAGATTGGGGTGGCAAACTAGAGCAAGAGATTTCTTTCTCTGCTCAAGAGTCTAAAGGCGAGATTAAGTATGTCGCCAAGTTATTAGCAAGCAGAACAAATGGGAATCTTGTTGGAACAATTTGGACAGTTAGAGAGGGTAAGCCTCCTAATACTGTTTGGCATGGAATACCAGAACTGCGAGAGGGAAACATATGATGGAAATATCCGTGAATTTAAATGAATTTAAAGACGCGGTTGAGGCAATTTGGCTGAAAGGCAAGTATAAGTCCTCAACCGTTTCTAAGATAGATTCTATAAATAACTTAGGCGTGGCCTTTGTTAAGAAGAATAATACTATTACTCTAGCAAACGCAAGCGAAACGATTGCTGCTAGTGTAACAATAAGAGCGTCTGCTGAAGATGTGAAAGAGGAACAAATGTTTATATTTGATATTGAAAAACTAAACAAATATATGAAGGTGTTTAAGTCTGAACACTTGACAATGAGAATTGGTAATTCTCGATTAACATTAAAGAATGAGACACAGTCTGCACAATTGCAAATGTCAATAGAACATAACAATCTAAATGCTATTATGAAGGTTCAAGGGCTAAAGATACCTAGTGAAGGTATGGCTCAATTTGGCAAAACATTATTGGATGCCAAACTCTGTATGCAAGGAAAGGAACTTGCAAAGGCTATCAAACATTGTAACATTGTTGGAACAGCCACATTCAAATTAGATTATAACGGAGAAACTTGTATGATTTCTTCTGGTAATTTTCATGCAACTGAGCATTTTGAATATAATTTGCCTATGATTTCCCATGAAGGAGAACCTGCTACTGTTGAGTTTTCAGCACCCATAGATAGATTTTGTCAAGATGGGGTTATGTTTCTTTACATCAAAGATGATAAGCCTATACTACTAATAGGCTCAAATAGAAAACTTGTAGTAGCACCATATATTAGAGCGTGAAATAATGATAATAACAACATTAAATAAGACCAATGAAGTAGCACTTCGTTGGAGAGAAGAGGGAGAAAGAAAAGAAGAGAAGATTTCTTTTGTTGATTTCAAACCATATTTTTATATTGAAGATGTAGACCAAGAAAAAGCACACCTTCGTATTAGAGAAAGAGGAGTAAACACTCGTATTGAGTTATCTTATGAAAGAGGAGATTGGGTTTCTCTTGAAGGTAAGAGATTAAAAAAAGTTACTTGGTATCCTCCCTTGCCTTCTTACAATAGAATAATTAAAAAAGAATGGGAACAAACGTATGAAGCAGATGTTCCTTTTCACTATAGATATGTAGTAGATAACTTGGAGTCAATACCAGAATATGATTTAAGAAAGTGGTATTGGGATATGGAATGGCAACAGGGTGGAGATTTTGATGGTATGATAACTGCGTTAGTAGTTTATGATAACCATTCAAAAACCATGAATAACTTTCATTGGTTTCCTCCTACCGCAGTAGGGGATTATTCTGACACAACATGGCGACATGAATCAGAAAAAGAGATGCTTGAGAATTTTATCCAATGGATGAATACTCGCGACCCCGATATGATGATTTCATGGTTCGGGTCTAAGTTCGATTTGCCTAAACTTATTGAAAGACTTCTAGCAAACGGAATAGACCCTAGAAAAATTTCTCCTTACAACGAAGTGAAGGGAATATATTTTGATAACAGAGCAGGAGAACTAAAGTTATCAAAGGCAGTATCGCATTATTCTCCAATAGAACAACCCGTTAGAGGAAGAATTTTATTGAATTTAGATGTGGCATTTGAAAGACAATGGAACGATTCACAAAGAGGAACCCTACCTTCTATGGCATTAGACTATGTAGCAGAATTAGTCTTGGGTGAAAAGAAAATGGTTAGTGAAAAGTTCCCAGATAAAAATGAGTTTTTCGCTAAGGCATGGTTAGAAGAGTCACAGACTTATATGGACTATGCTAAGAAAGATGTTGAGTTGCTTGTAAAGATAGATGAGAAAAATTATCTATCAGAGTCTATCCTTGCTTTACAGCGATTGCTAATAGCACCATTCGATGCGTGTTTTTATGCAAGCAATATGGGTAGCATATATTTTATGAGAAATGCTGATTGGAAAGCCCCAACAGGAAAAGAGGGGCCAAAGATAGATTATCAAGGGGCTATGATTTATGACCCTTCTGTTGAGGGAACATTTGGATTACATGAAAATGTTGCGGCGTTTGATTTCGCAGGTCTGTATCCTTCAATTACTGTAGCACTCAACATAAGTTGGGAAACCAAGTCCTCTGAAGAAACTGAATTTGGTATAAATATTTTAACTCCTAGAGATTTTAGTGATGAGGATGAAGTCAATATGCTCTACTATAAAACAGATAAACTAGGTATGTTGCCGAAGGCTGTCCTTGAATTAAAAGAACTTCGTAATGAGTATAAGAAAAATATGAAGGAAGCCAAGACAGATGATGAGTATTACAAATGGTATAATAACCAGATGGCAGTTAAAAGATTGATGGCATCTTTTTATGGTATCATTGGCTACCAAGGTTTTTCATGGGCTGACATTGATATGGCTGCTAGTATTACAGCAGGTGCGAGAAAAGCAATTAGAAGTGCAGCATTTAAGGTGATGGAACTATGACAGGACATCAAAGAGATAAAACCCGATACACCAAAAAGTGTAGTATATGCGGCGCACTTACAAGAGCGATAACAAATAATTATCATCGTTGTGGTAAGTGTTACTTGGAATGGAAAAGAAAAGAACGGAGAGAAGAAAATGAAAAAAGATGAAAGAATAAATATGGTGTGGAAACAAACTAGCGGAACAGGTCAGCGCGTAAGAAAATGGATAAATTTTGCTCGTTATTCTGATAGAAATAATTGTATCGGAAAGGGTAGAATATTACAAACTGAGATTCGTAATAAGACAGAAGAATTTCCTAGACAATTATATATTGAAATGCGATTAGATGGGGAACTTTTTATTGGAAGCCTCAACGCTATTAATGAGGAAGAAGAATGACAAGAGGAGAAATAGAAATGTGGGCGCAAGATAATTTTGCGAGCCTTGCATTAGCAAGAACGGTCTTTAGTTTTGTAAAGATAGTTATTGCTTCTGCTGTTATGATAGAAGTATTTGGGTGGATATGATGAAATTAGTATATGGACACACAGATTCTATTTATGTGCAAATGCCAATGGAACAAACAGAAGAAATTTTAGCACTATTGAATACCCATGTGCGGCAAGAGTTTCCTAATGTCTTAGGACTAGAAGAACATCCTATTAAATTAGAACATGAAAAATACTTTCAAACCCTTGGAGTAGGAACAACTAAGAACAGAAATGCAGGATTGATAAATTGGAAAGATGGAGAATATTTAGATGAACCTGAATTTGTTATGACAGGCTTTGTGGCAAAGAGAGTAGCAATATCTGAGATTGAAAAGTTTATACAAATGTCAGTATTGAGAATGTGGGTTGAGAAAAAGACAGAAGCGGAAGTAACTTCTTTTATCAAACTATGGTATAACAAAGTAATCTCAGGCGACATTGAGTTGAAAAAATTATCAAACAGAAGTAGATATAGGCCTGAAAGACTTACCTTCAAATGTAGTAAATGTAATAAGGAATCTACTGTAAAACAACTAATAGATTCACAAGTTAATTACTGTGTAAAGTGTGGGCATGAAGATTCTTTGACAACCTTAGAAGGAAAAAGACCTTCTATCTCGCAAGGGACAGAAGGATTGATTTGGTATAATCAGCAGGATTTTTCAGAACCTATAGAAGATTCTTATTTGTATATTAGAGTATCCGATATACCAACTAGACCTAATTATAAAAACCCAATAACAAATGTATGGAAAAGACCTAGATACATTTCAGCACCCACCTTACAAAGATTAGGTGAGATAGCAACTACACCAGATTATCATCACTATGGTAATGCTTTGGTGAAAAAAGCCGACCCAATTTATCGAGCGATGGGGTGGGACTTAGATAAAATAAAGTTCGATATAAATCAGAAAACATTAGATGAATGGTGGTAAAAATGAAAGAATACACATACCAATGGAACCCGCAAGAAGATGAACCTATATTGAAGATAACAAAATCTTCATATGGTTCTTTTAAGTGGTGTCCTAAGAAATATGAATTTTCGTATATCGAGAGATTACCTCAAGATACTTCGGAAGCAATGATAAAAGGAACAGTAGTTCATAATACGAGAGAAGAATTTTTTGATATTTTCGATGTGAAGAAAGCAGAAAATTTATCCTACGATGAACTGGTTCAATATAATATTGGCCTACATCCAGTAGACGAATATGGTGACATTTATAAAACAATGTCAAGTTTTGAAGCACAACGTTTTGTTGATGCTAGAGATAGAGGAGAACTAAATGATTATTTGCCAGTAATCAATGAGGTTATGTTAGATGCACAAATAACAATACCACATGATATAAACTCTAAGGCAATTTTATTGCGAGACTATACTGTGCATTTGCAAGGTATTATTGATAGAATGTTTAGACAGGGAAATAATTATATTCCTATAGAATTAAAGACAGGCCCTTGGAAAGATTATAAACTCACAGGTATGAGAGCAGAAATGTCTTTCTATAAGTTACTAATGGATAATGCTACTGATGAATACTTAGCAGATAAGGGAATAGAGAGACAAGAAATAACACATTGGGGATGGTATTATCCTGTATCTAATTATATCCAAGTAGAACCTGTTAAGAAGACAAGCATGAATGCAGTTATGAAAGGAATTGCAAAGTTAATTTATGCTTATGAGAGAAACGAGTTCCCAGAAAAATATTACTACAAAACTTGCGAGTGGTGTAGTTTCAAGCCATTATGCCCTGCGGCACAAAAGGCGGAATTTATATGATAGATGAAAAAGTAATAGAGAAATTGAAAGGAAAGACATGGACATTTGATGAAATTAGTCAAGTGAACATATTAATAGAACAAATCCAAGAAGAGTTATACGATGAATTGGATGCAAAGGAAAAACTAGATTTAGTTTGGACAAAGGAAATCCCCGGAGATGGTAGAACATTTGGTGAGTTCTTTAAGGCAAACGTAGATTATGTTTTATCAGAACAAATAGCAATAGTAATAAAGGCACAATTAAGCCAAGCAAAAATAAATTTTAATGAGGATGATAAAGATGAAATTTCCGAGAGAAGTGTGGGCGGGAAGCCACCTGCCAAACGCGCCACAAATGAAAAGACAAGTAGTAAGAAGTCATAAAGAATATGTTGATTGGGTTAATGCCTTCAATGGTAAAATGAATTGTTATACTACAGTATATGATTTTGAACATTTTGCAGAAACGGCAAAAGTAGATTCATCTGTTATTATTGATAGAGCGTTTTTAGATTTTGATGCACACGGAGAGCCATTAGAAAAAGCATATGTAGATTTCAAAGATATTTATCGCGACTTACAAGGAAGAGGTTTAAAATTTGATGCATTGTTTTCAGGTAAAGGATTTCACATTATAGTATATGGAGAGAAGGTAGATGATATTAGAAACATTCAAGCGTATTTTACCACGCTGGTTCAGCATTATCCTACTCTTGATAGAAGTGGAATCCAAACTAATAGACTTCGTAGAATCCCTAACACGGTGAATCTTAGTAGTGAAGGCCCATACTTTTGTATCCCCATTGATGGTGAAATAGTTGAAAGTTTAGAAGATATATTAACTCATGCTATGGAGCCTAGAATAAAACCTGTCGTCCAAACACATTATCGTTATAATCAATCCTACGTCAGTAATAAATTAATGAGTTGGCCTGTAGTTAAACCAATTGAAATGGTAGATATAGAAATAGAAGCACCAAAACCGCCGGGAGAATTACCTATATTACCATGCTTATACAATGCAATTATGGTAGAGAATCCGGGACATTATGCAAGAGTATATTTAGCACAATGGTATAGAGACATATTAGCAATGGGAGAAAGAGAAATACCCACAGAAGAACGTGAAAAGATAGTAGGTATTATTATGGAAGAGTTTAAGGCAATAGCCTCTAATGAAAACGTGTGGTTAGATTGGAATGAAGGAGTGACTATGCGTCATGTTAGATTTATTGTTAATGGTGGTTATCATGCGCCTAGTTGTAAAGACAAATTAATACCTCAGGGTTATTGCCCCGGAAAGTGTTGGAGATATGCAGATGGATAAGTTAATAATAGATAGCAGAGAGAAGTCTGACTTGTGTGCTTATGTTGAATCAGAAGCAAGTAGATTAAATATTCCTAGTGAGAAACAATGGATAGAGATTGGAGATTATGTTTATAGAGATGTTTGTTTTGAAGCAAAATCTACTATTGATTTCTTAATGTCTGTAATTAATAAGAGACTGTGGAATCAAATAGATAATATGGATAGACACTTTGAACATTCTATAGTAATAATACATGGTTCTCTTCACCAATTGGTTGCGTATCCTAAATTTGTTAATATAAACATTCCCGAACATACCCTGTTAAATAAGTTCTACGGTGCTATTAGTAAGATAACCCTAGATACTGATACCAGAGTGTTCTGGACAGAAAGCCCAAAGAAAGCCGCAAGATTAATGACAACGATATGTAAAATGAGACCGTTTAATAGAGATGTAATAAGACCAAGTTTACTAAAAAGAATAACAACAGATGATTTAAGAATAGATATGTTATGCACAATTAAAGGCGTTAGTGAAAGTAAAGCGAAAAAGATAATAGAAAGATATGGTTCCGTAATGGAAATAGGAGAGGCAACGTCAGGAGAGTTAACTTTAATAGAGGGAATTGGCCCCACGATTGCACAGAGAATCATAGACACGTTGAATAGTGAAGATAGAGTGATAGTATGAATATTGAAAATAATAATGAAGATGAAGCGTTTTACGCTTTTATAGATGATGATAAGCAGGTAACAAGTAATAAATTAACATTACCTGAAATAGCACAGAAGTTTACCGAAGATGCGGTGCAGGCTTCTAACTATAATAATGTGCCTTCGTCACTAGCATTTTTTACAATGTTAGGACAGTTATGTAAGGACATGGTAGCAATACCTAGTGGTGTAAATAAAGATGATATACGATTGCATTTCTTGTGGCTTCAGACCTCAGGAACTGGTAAATCTACTTTAACAAATTGGTTTAAGCCAATTGTTGAAAGAACCTTTACCATATTAAATACTGACCACGGACAGGATTTTAATATATTTGATGTAACTGATTATACAGATGCTGCATTAATTGGTTCAATGGAAAATGCTGAAGAACAAGTTCAGCAAGAAGATGGTAGTTTTGTAACAGTTCAAGTTGCTAGACCAACCCCCGGTCAATTAGAGGGTAATGGATTAGCAATGTGGGATGAGTTTGAGTATTCAGGAATATTTAAACAATCACAACACAAAGAAAATTCTATTGTATATCTAAATACATTTATGAATACTTTGTGGGGTTCTACTTGGATTATTAAGAAGAAATTGAAATTAGGTGATGAACCTTTAGAGTGTAGATGTAAGCGTTCTTCGTTTGCTACAAGTTATATCCCTAAGCAGTTAACAACTGTTATTACAGAAAAGGGTGTTCTACAGCGAATGCTCATATTTATATGGGAAGTTCCACAACACCAACAACAACAGATGAGAAGAAGATTGATTTCTGATTGGGGAACAATAAAAAGTGCAGAAGAACCACTATTAAAATATGCAGATGCTTTTGTAAAACTTTTCCAAGTAGTCAAAGAAAGATATGAAGAAGTAGATTGTGACCCACTTAAGGTTGTTACAATTAATAAACAAGCAAACGATGCGTTAACTAGAGAATGTATATTAATGGAAGAATATATTACGGATAGTAGACAGGAAGTCTTTGAAGCAATGGAAACTTTCATTAATAGAATTTTGAAACATATTCAGAAACTTGCGGTTCTATGTTGTATTGCCGAGGCCCCAAGTATTCCTGATAAATCAAAAAGATTTATTGTAACACAAAACCATGTGCTACAGGCCTCTTCTCTTGTCCGACAATGTTATAAGAGTCTTGTATCTTGGCTAGATGAAGCCCTTAGAGTGGAACACAAGAGTATGGCAAATCAAGCCAATTATGCCGTCTTTAAAAAGATTTGTAAACAAGAAGCAGATGAACAAGGATGGATTCATAAGGCAGAGTTGTTTTCTAAGGTTAGACAAGAAACTCAAAAAGGTGCAGCAACTATTTATAAATGGTGGCCTAAGGTAGAAGAATATTTTGAAACCAGAAAGATTAGTAAAAGCACATATGTAAGATTAAAGGAAGATGTAAACAATGAAACATAAGACTAAGTTTTTAGTATTTGATGTAAACAATGGCCCCAAGACGGTGGTTGATAGTTTAAATGTTGAGGGAGAAGCCGGATGGCAACTAGCCTCTATAATAGCAGTAGGTGATGGAAATCATCTTGTGGCTTTCTTAACCAAGTCATGGGAAGATAGCATAGTTAATCCAGAAGAAGATAAGAAAAAGAGTATTTCTAAGTTATGGGGTGGTTCAGAATGAGTGATGTAATGGCCCTTGATATTGAAACAAAGAACTATTCTTATGATATTGGCGGGTGGGATAATACCCATATGTTTCAAGTGTCTACTGTATGCACATGGGATGGAGATAAAGGAACCATCTATATTGATAAAGCAGTAGATGACTTAAAGAAAGGTAACATAGATGTTAAGCCTATATCTCAACTTAAGTTTGATTTAGATGACCACCTTGAAAAGGGTGGTAAGTTGCTAGGACATAACATTGCAGGATTTGATTTACCTGTATTAAGAGATGCACTTGATATATATTGTATACAAAAGTATTTAAATAAAAGAGCATATATTGATACTAGCCGAGAGATAACTAAAATTGCAGGTGAAAGATATAGCCTTAACAATTTAGTATCTCACACACTCGATGAATCCAAAACAATGGATAGTGCAGATGCACCTAAAGTCTGGAAAGCAGGGGGATATTCAGAAGTTGCTGAATATTGCTTAAAGGACTGTCAGTTGGTTTATGACCTATGGCAGAAGGGTGTAACTGAAAACGTTGTTAAAGGATTCTCAAACGAGAAAGAAGAAGAAGTAATAATGGAAGTGAATTGGTAATGGTGTCAACAATAGAAGCCGTGCTATGGGTAGTATTTATCCTTGGAGTTAGCCTGTTGTTCTTCGCTGCGTTTGGTTCAGATAGAGTATCGAATCAAACCATCGAAGAATACATGGATAATCTAATAACTGAGGAAAGTGGAATCCGTGGCCCTTAGAGAACAATGCCCGTCTTGTGGTGTTGAAACAATCCCTAGAAGGATTCTAGGGTTTTATGTGGGTTCTCCGCAAAGAGTAAAGATTTGGGAATGCCGAGAGTGTAATGCTCTTTGGTCTGAGAAAGTCTTACCCTTAGCGGAGGCTCACTAACTTTTTTTTGGCTTTTGAAAAATTCCAAAAGTTAATTTAGAAATAAGCCTTTTTTTGATTCTAGGAAAATTAATTACCAGCATTAACTTGTTATATATTTTCCTCAGTTTTGTATCTCTTTGGGTTTTGAAACACCCCGAAAATGTGCGATTGCGTGCCTTCTGAGAGCGTTCTTTGGGTCGGTTATCCCATCACAGCATCAGCCCCCAAATGCCGCTATTTGGCCCCTGTGGGGGAATATGCTGGACTAAAAAGTTCCGCCAATGCTTCGTCAGTTTATATATGCTCGACACCAGAACTTCTTCTTTTAACACTTGTTCTTAACAAAGTATTACATCCAATCAGGTCTAGTAGGCCAATTAGCCCATGCTTCTGCTGTTGTATCATACTCTGTAATATCTAATAAAGCCTGTCTATATGTGGCTAACTCAGTTTGTTGTGTTGTGGTTAATGTATTGTAAAACAGAATGCCTTGATACTTATCTGCCATCTTTAACCTACCATTTCTTTTCGCTCTTAATTCTTCCCAGTTAAATTCTTCTGTTGTATCTGGGTTATACAATTCATGGCCGGGGCCAACATTGTAACTTACTGTTACATTTGGGTTTACATATTGTTCTACTGGTTCTTCTTCTTCTGTCATTTAATCACCTAAATATCATGGCTATAATAAATATCCACTATCACATCACCCATGTCTACTGCACCAGATTCTCTTCTTATTGATATAATGTCACCTGCGTCATAGGATGCGCTTAGACCTGTCATTGTGTAAGTATGTGCAGTTGAGTTTGCATTCTCTGAGTTCTGTCTTGTGAAGTCACTTGCATCAAGGCTGAGATTAGTTAATGTCCCTGTACCTGCATCCCCATTTGCGAATATTCTCCAAACCTGTGCGGTTGTTCCACTAAGAACAACACCGCTTGTTCTGAATTGAACGGCTCTAATTGTAATATCTGTTGGTATTGCGATGTTTCCATACCCTGCTTCGTTATCATCAAAGGTAAGTGCTTTAAGTCCAGCACCCCCACTTGCCGATGTTCCGTAATCTAACTTACCAAATCGCATCATACTCCAATTATTCCATCCTTTTGTTGATGAAGTTGATTGTATACCTCCACTTACGTCTATATCACCATCAGCCTGAATGGTCATTCTTGTTGTTCCCGCAGTTTGGAATGTCTGAGTATTAGTACCAAAAACTAATCTGTTTTGTCCGGTTTGTCCTGCGTGTGCTAAAGCGTAAGCAACTGCTATGCTACCTTCAACGTGCAATTCACATTCGGGACTCGTAGTGCCTATTCCGACTCTTTGAGTGCTACCATCGAATCTTGCCCATTCAGTAGAACCTGCTCTAATTACCACATCTGAATCAGGGTCTAAATATATACTTGCATCTGCGGCTACATGAAGTGATTCAGTAGCGTCAGTATTAGCATAGATATAAGTGTCTGTAGAATCGAAGTATATTCTCTTATTTTCTGCTAGAGAAAGATTACCTCCAATAGAAACATCCTTCGTTGAACCGTCTTCAACAACAACCTTTCTTAATGAACCCCAAGAAGAATCTTCGCCGCTTCTGAAATATAATGGTTCAGTTTCCATGCTATCTGAACCATTGACGTTTGATGAAACTAATTGCCATGCTCGGTAATCATCTCCCCAACCTTTCATTGTTAGAACTCCATCCCAACTGTTATCGCTTCCTGTTATTTCATCAGTAAAGGATAGAGACATGGCATTTGCCATATAAGCAGAGGGAGCAACGTCACCATCGTTTCTTCTATCTCTAATGTATAATTCTGCTAGATTGTCGCTCATGTAGGCTTCTACTACTGAAATATCCATTCTCTTTAATGTTCCATTATCACTTAGAACTAATTCATCAGTTGATGCTAAACCACTTGTTAAGGCAGTTGCACCTGTAATATCACCAACAGCGAATGAAGAACCACTACCGCTTTGATTTGCCCAAGATAATGAACCGCTACCATCTGTCTTTAACACTTGATTCGCTGAACCGTCTGCATTAGGGAAAGCATAAGCATTAAAGAAAGTAATTGCCGAATCTTCTACTTGGAATCTCTCAGTACCATTTGTCTTCAAAGTAATATGATTACCTGAACCTGCTGCAATAATATCCAAACCTGTTCCATCTGTAATTATCCTACAATCGAAGTCATCAGAGAATGGGTTCTTCATATCTATGAAAGCACCAGAACCCCCACCTAATTCTATACTTGCATAACCACTACTCTTCTCAAGATTTAGCCTATCACCGCTTATGTCACCTGCTACGTCTAATGCTGTTGATGGCGCATCTGTGCCTATTCCTACTTTACCATCACCATCTATAACCATTTTTGTAGTTAAGTTTGCACCTGAAGCATCTCCCGCAGATGTGCTAAATAGAAGTCTACCATCAAAGTGTCCTTCTTCACTTGGGGTTTCTGTCCATGCTTCAATCTTTGCTACCCTAGTTACGGTGTTTGAGTTCTCATTCATAGCGAATGCTAGTTCTCCAAGTTTGAATGTTGTAGTTCCACCATAGAAGTTATTGGCATCGAAGTTAGCAAGTTCTATTATTGCGGGTTTATCGAATGCTCTACCTGCAACCCTAAGT